TACCAATGACAAGAGCAAATTGCCTGATGAATTAAGAAAATATGTTACCGGGGTTGACTAGATTCCGGGAGAGCTACACGGAAATTGACAGCTTAATTTGAGGCGTGCTATATTTTGCCTGTGGCAGCGTAGCTCAGTGGTAGAGCAGAGGACTCATAAGCCTTTGGTCGTGGGTTCAAATCCCTCCGCTGCCAGTTTGAAGCTAAAAAGCGGTTGGGCAGCCGAAATATATGACTCTAGACCAAAGAACTATCAATAAGGTTCAGATAGGCTCGCTATCTGGCGTAGACCAAAGAACTCTTGAGGGACAACTCAAAGTCTTCCTATTATCGTGCAGGGTGGAGGAGCTTTCGCCCTGGACTATCAAGGGCTATGACCAAAAGTTAAGCGTCTTTGTTAGATTTTTAGCTGGCCTTGAGATAACCGACCCACATCACATTACACCACATCACATTACACCACATCACATTAGGTTATTCCTTCTGAAGCTCCAGGACACCTGCCAACGAGTCTCTGTCTATAATAATTACCGAGCTATAAAGCGATTCTTCGCCTGGATGGTAGATGAAGGAACATTGAAACAAAGCCCGATGTCCTCAATTCGGCTTCGCAAACCACCCGATAAAATTATCCAGCCCTTCAAGCCCGAACAGATACAGGATTTGCTCCTCTTATGTGATGATAGCAAATTCTTGGGAGCTAGAAACAAAGCCATTATCCTCACCTTTCTTGATACCGGGTTAAGGTTATCAGAGCTGGCTAACATTCAGCTCAAGGACATAGACTTTGACCGCGAGACAATAAAGGTGATGGGCAAAGGTGCTAAAGAGAGGGTAGTTAGGATCGGCAAAAAGGCACAGAAGGCTATACTGAGGTATCTCTTGATGAGGAATGATGGGCTACCTTGCTTGTGGGTCAGCGAGGAACGGAGACCTCTTACCCATTGGGGAATTGAGTTGATGATTGGAAAGCTAGGAAAGAGGGCAGGCTTTACAGGTGTTCGCTGTTCACCCCACACTTTTCGCCACAGTTTTGCGACTACTTGTCTGAGAAATGGAATGGGTGAATTCGCCTTACAACTTATACTTGGCCATGAATCACTTTACATGACTAGGCGGTATGTCTCAACATTGGGAGTGGAAGATTCTTTCAAAGCACACCAAAAAGCCAGTCCTGTGGACAATATGAAATTTTAATTTTTAGATTGCGATTTCAAATAGAGATTAGATTGTGCTTTCATATGTAGGGCGGAGTGAACAGCGGTTGAAATAAACAAAATTAAATTAAAAAATGAATTGTTTAATCCATTGTCATCATCGTGATGGACAACCTCCTCGTCTAGGAGACACCGCCCTAGATGCTTTGCCATAATGAGGCGATGCTCCAAGACATAGCCTCGTTTAGTAGCCATCGGGTAAAATGGGTCATTAGGCTGTAACTTCACAGCAATATATCCATCTGTGGTTTTGAATCTCCCGCCATTCCATCTTGGGTTTTCCTCACCGCATTTGAAGGCTAAACCCATCTGTTTAGTAGCACAAGCCCAGCATTTTTTAGGGAGTATATTAAGTCTAAGAAGAACCCATCGCTCTCTCCCACATTCTGAGCATGCAGCCCATATATGTTTGTCTCGGCCTTTGTATCCTAAATCCCTAGCTCTTTTAATATCCCCTAATTGTGGCATCTCACTATTATTTTACGATATTCCAGACAATAAAGAAAATCCCCCTCTCCTTTGAAGGAGAGGGGGAAACAGGTGTCAAACCATTAACTATCATCAAAAAACGCTCAGATTTCAATCCTGATGCGTCCCGTGAGGTTGTTTTTCAACCTGATAGGATAGAGGTTACTATATAAGTAATAACAGCAGCCAGAGCGCACCCCGCGAGCCATCGCAGGGGATAGGCCAGCTTGTGCATCAGTTGATTATAGAGTATCCCGAAGCAGGCGAGAAATAGGGTGTTGGTCTCAATTTCCCTCCAGCTCTTTTCGCCTGAAGCAAGCTCCTCTATAGCCTCTTTACACATTTTGGCAAAAAAGTTATTGTTCATAACTATTCCCCCTTCTGTCAGGCTTATCGGCGTCATAGTTTGAAAGCCAATAGCCAGCACACCCCGAAAAACACACTTATGAATATTACAATAAATAGGATAAGTCTAATCATTTGCCTTCCTGCCTCTCAATCCACTTCGTTCCCCAGTGGAAGTGTCCATTGATGTAGCCATAGGTGTAGAATATCCAGAATAGAATAACGCCGACCCATCCAAGATAGTAATACACAGCTATACCGGTGAAGAACCAAAGGAGTTGTATTACATACTCAGCCTTGTGATAGATGTCTCGCCAAATATAAGTCCAGGGCCGGCCACCTATTTTGCTCCATAGTCTTTTGTATAGGCTTACCATTTACTTACCTAACCTCTTTTCAGTATAACCCGGTGCTGTATACCAAGCAGCCTCAGTATGCTTTTTCCACCAGTATTCGTGATGCTGGTAATCACCACCAATCGCTATCTGCTCAGGCGTTATCCATCCCTCGCTTATGCCGACCATCCAAGTGTAATGTATTGAAGTTGCCTCGAGCTCGGCATCTGCCACTTGCTCCGGGGTCTGTGTTATCCAGCTCGGCGTTTTTGGGTGGGTAACTACATCACTTATCCTGCACATCTTTCTTCCCTTCCTTGACCAGAGCTTCCAGTGCTCTTACCTCGCCATCATATCTCAGAGCCTCTTGAAGCAAAGCCTGTCTTTGCTCCCGGAGCTCCTCCATCTTGTCTGCAAGTGCATTTACCTGGTCCACAATCTCTTTCCGCTTTGCCTTCGCTTCCTTTAACTTCTGGTTTAAGTCCATTTCTCACCTCACTTGGAACTTGACAGATTTTGGAAGATGTGTATATGCTTATCCCTAGAATGAAACGAGTGATTCTAATATTTGCAATTTGCATTTTCCTAGTCGGTGTAGGTTTAACCGTTATGCCTTTGTCGTATATCGCGAATAGTGTGATTGATTCTAACGACTCAGATGATATGGTGGCTAACAAATTACATATTTATGTCGTATCAAATTGTGGTGTCAAAAAGGATGCAGTAGATTTCTGGCAACATCCGGTTCATACTATAATTAGGAAAGCGGGAGACTGTGAAGATTTAGCTCTTTTAGAATGGCTACTTTTCAAATTCTCTGGGTTGGATGCCTCTTTAGTCTATGGAACATTATGCGACCGCCGTCATATATGGGTTGAATATCAGGGCGAAATTTGGGATGCTGCGACCATTAGACCTTTGGGACCTGCCCCCATCCATTATAAGCCGATTTTATATATCCGTCTTTTTAGCTTCTAAGGCTTCTATTCTCGCCAAAAGAGCTTTCATCACGCCGATATTAAGACCGTGCATGCCTGCTACATTCACATAATCGTTGTCAATGACAAGTTCCTTCGGGAGTGTTTGAATATCTATAATGTCCTTCCCTTTTTCCTTTTTGCTCTTAATAGCTTTTAACAAAGCAATATCATCATGCTTCTGGTATGATACCCAGCTTGTGCTTTTAGTGTAGAGGTATTTGGTGCAGACCTGAGACCAAGCATTATCGGAGTATCCGCAAGCACGACTCTCATGAGTGTCAGGTCTTACATTTTTTGTCTTAAAGTCTGTAGTAGTCTCAAGAAAATACCCGGTGCTGGGGCTGATAACTAAGTTTCTAGAGGATGCTACATAGATATAAGCAGCATATGAGCCACCATAGGTAAATTTTAGTTGAGTAGCCCCTCTAATCTCTATACCACCAGCACCAATAATAACATTCCCACCCCCAGCATATATCTTGCCGTCTGAAGCTCTAATCTCTACCTGTAGAACACCACCAGAATAGCCCTTCAAGCCGGCTGCGGTTAGTTGCACTCTGGTAGTGCTATTGGCTGTCCATAGAGATAGACCATAGGCGGTTAATTTAGACTCAAAGACATCATAGGCATCACTGGCACCAATCTTCTCATTACCCGTTACAGACTTCCGGTAAGTGCTATCAGCGATAAACTCCAGCGTCCTATTAGTTAAAACACTCAAAGGTTTGCCGGCAGTTACATCAGCGCCGTGCTCAGCAGCCCACTTTAAGTATGCCGTTTCTGCAATCTCGTCCGCTTTAGTGGGTGTAGCTTTCACCCACGCTGCACCAGACCACCGCTTCCAAACATAAGGAGTTGTTGAAGTATCTAGCCATAGCTTTGTTTTGTCTGCTGGTGCAGTAGTGCCCCTTTTAATAGCGATCTCTTTGCCATTCCAAGTTGTTTTTTCAGTAGTAGATGTTAAAAGGTGGTCATCATCTGGTGTGCTCTCTGATAATAAAATCTTGCCAGCACTGATGCCCGTTCTTTTAACTAAGCCATATTCACCAGCCTCAGTATCCACATATACTTGGTCAAGGATGACTAGCCCATCAGGCGTCAGAGCTGCACTCTTAGCCCGCTGGTAAATGGAGCCGTCTTTTATCTCATCAATTGATACCTGTGTCCAATCACCCGCCACATAAGCCCCGGTCGCCCTGGCTGTCGTGCATCGTTTAAGCACCGTGCCATCCGTCCACATATCTCCTGAGTCATAAGGGGTAGTGGGTGTTGAGGTGAAATTCCTCCGCTTGGTATCGGGGTCGTAGCCAGCTTTATAAAGGATATGCTCATCTAGCTTGATACCGCCTTCGGCACTGAGGTGTAATGTTTTAACCCTAGCAAAGACCTCTCCATCAGGTAGATTGTCCAGGTTATCCCCTATCTTGGACAAGTCAATGTTGTTATCGGGGTCAATCCAGACAAAAGCCATGTTCTCAGCCAGGATGTTCTCAGCATAGAGGTCTTTGACTTGCAGCCGGCTAAAGTATTCCTCAAGCTCATCCGTGCCGATGCTGCCCGTAGGGTCTAAATTAGCCAGTGCCTTCCTTACTGTCATCCAGTTACCAAAGCTAAAGGTCATCCGCCATTCGCCTCTCTCGGCGTTGTAGTGGCGTGTCAGATGTCCCAGATTGCCTACCCGGTAAACATCTTCAGCGCAAAGGGCAGCGACCTTCACATAGTCAAATACCTCGGCACCGACATTCATAGGAACATCGGCGGCTCCCATCTCTGACCATAGCTGATGCTTAGACAGGATTGCAGCAGCTATATCATTGGCCTGGGGGTCGCTGCTTTCCAGCCTCATCTGCTTAAAGTCTTGCTTCTTTAATTTTGCCGGCAGGGCATCATACCCCGGGTCTTTAGCAAACCCAGAGTATTGAGGGACATCATCTGGCTGGCTTTTCACCACGATGTAACCCGGAATCACCACTCGCTTGCGATAAGCCTTGGAGAAGAAGGTGTGTCCGCTCTCAAGACTGTATTCGGAGTCATAGACTACTCCGCTAGTAATCGGCTTAAAAATATGAACCTTGCCGTCAGCCTCAGCCCGAGCCACATTGCCCGTATAGTCTAATAGCCTTCTAAATGCTGCCAGCCTGGAGCCACCAGCATATATCCTGAAGGTGTCCTTTGGTTTGTATGTGTCAGCCAGGGTGTCATAACCAGTTTCCCACTTTACTTGCACCGCATCACAGTGGGAATAGCAGGCTAGAGTAGCACCGAGTATCTCATTGATAAGCGTTTTAACAGTCTTCGTGTCGGTCTCATCGGGCATATATTTGGCACTGGCTTTGTCCTCAGCCATCAGGTTCATTATCCCAATAAGCTCAAGAGTGCAATCTAGCTTGCCTGGAGAAGATTCTAGCTGCTGCCCGATTACCCACAGAGGAGCACAAGCGGAATACTCCTCACCAGCACCGGTTATCGCACCATAAGAAATAACACCCTTATAACCTTGCAAAGCAAGATTAGTTAATGCCCCATCACTATTGTCCAGCACTACCGTGGCCTTCTGGCTATATGGCTCTTCCGGGTGGTTCCTGTCTAAGATGCGGTCCCGGTCATAAGTATAAGAGCTGGCCCCATGAGTAAGGACAATTTTGACCAAGGGGTCTATAACCATAGCCTCTTGGGCTGCCTTGAGTTCGGGTGGTAGTTCTCTCATCTACTTTATCCTGAATCCAAAGGTTGCGATTGTGGCTTTGTAGTCTCCCCCTGCAACACTGCCATCCACGACCTTTACGAGCCCTCTCCACCAGCCCCTTTTTGCATCTGGAGGGAGTGTGTAGAAGTATTGGTATTCTCCCTCAGTGTACTCACTCATGGCTACTGGTTCAGGAAAAACCGCTACTCCATCAGGCCCACTGAGAGTTAGTGTGATTGCCGTGGGGCCAGCAGGGGCGCCAGTCCGCTGGTTGTAGACATAGGCTAAAATCCAGACCGTCTCTTCTTTCTGGAATGTAGTGACTACCTCTATCATATTCTTGCCTCCTGCTGCATTTGCCATCTTAAAAGTCTGATTTCTTGTTTCAGTTCTTCTATTTGCTTGGTTCGCCCGTCAGCCAGACCTCTCGCATATCCAGCTTTATAACCCCTCTGATGCTCTTTAATGTGGCTTCCGTTGGTAGTCAACTCCAAATTGTCCTCTAGATTATCCTGCTTATTCGCGACCCCACTATACCTTACCCCTTTGTGTTGCACATGCTCCCACGATTGAAGGCACCGTCCCAGCTTCTTCGCCATAACTAGCCTATGTTCTAAAACATAGCCATTTTTGGCAGCCATTGGGTAAAAGAAGTCATCTTTGAATAGTTTAACCTGAACATAACCTTTTGAGGTTGTTGTTCTCCCACCTCCCCAGTTTTTAGCAAGAAAGGAATTACTGCAAGACCTGCACCTTAGATTCCGGGGCTCCCCATCTTTAACTTGAATCCACCGTTCCTTACCACAATCCACACAAGCTGCCCGGATATATTTATAGTTTCCTTTTCGTCCTATCTCCCTAGCTCTTCTGACCTCGCCAACTTCTATCGCCATATAGCTAACCTCCACTCGTAAATGTCTTTAGCTTCCTGTAAGTGCTGGTGATGACCTTTAGACCTAGTACCCTCATCATTGAGTAAATACCGGTAGTCTTGAGTCCTAATAATGCTGTGCCTGTCCGTGTTAATGCAATGACCCTGGTAGCCGTAGACTTCAAGCCTAATAGAGCTGCCCCAGTCCGTGTATAGGCTACCACTCTTGTCGCGGTAGTTTTGAGTCCGAGTAGAGCTGTATCAGCCCTAGTGTAAGCTACTGCTCTCACTGCCGTAGTTTTCAATCCTAATAAGGCTGTATCCGACCTAGTGAGGACAATAACCCGGGAAGCAGTAGACTTTAGACCGAGCAAAGCTGTAGCAACTCTGGCGTATGCCATAGCTCTGGAGGCAGTTGTCTCCAAACCCAGGAGCGCAGTCTTTACCCGGGTGAGAGCTATTGTGCGAGAGGCTGTTCCTTTCAGTCCTAATAAAGCAGTGCCAGACCTGATATACCCCACCAATCTGCTTGCGGTTGTCTCTAGCCCCAGCAAAGCAGTTCCGCTCCGAACATAGGCTACAGCCCTGGACGCAGTAGGTTTTAAGCCTAGTAAGGCAGTGTCGGACCGAGTGATAGAGATAACCCTTGTCCCCACTCCCTTCAGCCCTAACAGTGCGGTATCACTCCTGGATAGAACCACTGTCCTTACGGCGGTAGCCTCTAATCCAAGAAGTGCTGTGCCGGTTCGGACCCGAGCCACCGCCTTGGCACCAGTAGACTTTAGACCCAGCAAAGCGGTGTTCACCCTTGAGTATGATACGACCCTTGTGGCAGTGGTCTTCAGCCCGAGTAAGGCAGTGCTACTACGGGTCAAGATAACAGTTCTTACCCCGGCAGCCGTCAAGCCTAATAAAGCGGTGGCTGTCCTAGAATATGCTACCAACCTTGAAGCGGTAGGTTTCAAGTCCAATAAGGCGGTATTCTCCCTAGTTAAAGTCAATACTCTGGAGGCAGTCCCCTTGAGTCCGAGTAGAGCAGAATCGGCACGGCTTAAAATCATTACCCTAGAAGCGGTAGCTTTGAGTCCGAGTAGAGCCGTATTCACCCGTGCATAGGCCACCGCTCTTAAAGCTGTGGAAAGCAACCCCAGTAAAGCAGTGTCAGCCCGGCTTAAACTCACTACCCTAGAAGCTGTCGCCTTTAACCCCAGTAGGGCAGTCTCAGTCCTCGTATAAGCAACTGTTCTGGTGGCGGTTGCCTTCAGCCCAAGAAGTGCAACGCCAGTCATGAAGTAGTAACCAGCTCTTTCACCTGTGGTCTTTAACCCTAGTAGAGCAGTACCGGCACGGGTCAAGATTACTACCCTTGCTCCGGTGGTCTTTAAGCCAAGCAATGCAGACTTAGTTCTTGTATAGGCTACTATGCGAGAGGCAGTTGTCTTCAAACCTAAGAGAGCTGTCTTGGTTCGGGCATAGCTGACACTCCTAGTCCCAGTAGATAATAGACCCAGAAGGGCAGTTGCTGACTTTTCAGCATAAACTATAGCTCTAGTCCCTGTGGCGAGCAACCCCAGTAAGGCAGTATCCGCTCTGGTGAGGACTATCACTCTTGTCGCTGTGGACTTCAGGCCCAGCAAGGCAGTATTAGTTCTAGCGTAAGCGATAGCCCTGGTAGCCGTGGTCTTTAGGCCAAGTAAGGATATGTCAGCCCGGGTCAGTGTAATAACTCTGGTGGCGGTGGGCTTTAATCCTAATAATGCACTTTGAACTCTGCTGTAGCTAACAACTCTGGATGCTGTGGTTTTTAACCCTAATAGAGCTGTGCCGACCTTAGCAGCATAGACCATAGCCCTACTAGCAGATGTAAGTAATCCCAAGAGGGGAGTATCTACAAGGGTTAAAACTAAAGTCCTTGACGCAGTGGAGAACAGACCAAGTAGCGCAGTCTTGCTTCTGGTATAAGCCATTGTTCTGGCACCAGTAGGGAGTAGACCTAATAAAGCTGTGTCGCTTCTGACTGCGACTCTAGTCTTAGAAGCAGTCCCCTTCAAACCAAGTAAGGCTGTAGATGAGCGGTCGTAGTGCAGCGGTCCTGTATAGCACACCAACCCCCAGTAGGCATCCCTTACTGTTGGAGTGCTAGTGGGGACAACCATCAAATCTAGATCATCATCATTTGATATGGTTATAGTATGAGCTGTATCGTTCCCTGTGGTCGCAACACCAGTTATTTCAACTACCAGACCATTGGCAGGGCTTGCACCATTCTGTCTTACTGTGAAGGTATAATTATTACCTGCTCCTGGGCTACCATTTAACAATACATATAACTTCTTCAAGGTGCAGGATTGTGCTAATTGGTATTTTTGGCTTTCAGTAGCACTCCAGCCATGCCATAGTCCTGTAAGAAAATTATATTCCGTAGCACTATCGTCTAGGTCGACCCCAGTTCCTGCTAGTATAATACTCTCACCATCAGTGTCAGCAACAAATGTCATTCCCCAATTAACATTAGTAGGGTAAGTAGGTGTATCTATGGGTTCAACCATTAGTGTTAAAATATCTCCAGCCACTACACTAATTTCGTGAGTAGTATCATTACCAACTTTATCGTTAGCAACAATGGTTACTTGAAGTGGGTTTCCTCCACCATCATCGCTATTCGCACCATTGACCCTAAGAGTAAATCTATAAGCATCTGGAGATGTCCCTGGGTCGTCTTGTAACTGAATATAGAGGTTTTTAATCTTACCCGCAGTCGGACAAACTTGACGAAAATCATTCTCAGTTTCACTCAGCCCAGACCTTCCCATCAATGAGCTATACTCTGTTTGTGAGGTATCTGTCTGTATTGCGCAAGGAGCCCCCATAATAAGACTTTCTTTTGCTGTAGTTCCATCAAATATGGAAGCCCATCGGGCATATCGTGCTGTAGGGGTGCCAGTGGGAACACACCTTAAGGAAACATAATCCCCAGGAGAGACAGTTACTTCGTGTTCAGTATCTGAGGCACTTATAGCGGCATCAGCTATCGTGCAGGTTAAGGCAGTAGGTGTCCCATTAACCATCAATGTGAAAGTGTAGGACTTGTCTGTTCCAGGACTATCATTAAGTTTGACACGCAATCCCTTAATCTTACCTGAACTGCTAATTGTCGTCTCTACATAAACTGCAACATTATACCAACTATACCCCCCCTGTAGGCAGTTATATTCAGTAGTTACAGCATTTAGGGCACTATAGAAACCACCAACTAATACCTGTTCCACTTACTTCTCCAACTTAAACAATCGCTCTCCAAGTTCAACAGCTAAATCATTCACAACCCTCTTGCTGGCTATCTTTTGGTCAGCACCTGTTGAGATGAGGTCAACATTACCGCTATGAATGTGTAGATGCCAGTAGGTTTTACAGGTCTGGCAATAATGGGTATAGTAATCTCCACCTATCAAGTCCTGTGAGATAAGTTTCTCAGTATCTACAGGCTTTAATTTACCTGAGCAATTCGGACAAAACATTCTAACCCTCCACCTTTGGAATTATCGTTAAATCGGGGAGTAGTAAAGTCTCCCCCTTTTCTATTACCTCTGTGATTAACTTTCTCACTACTGCCAAAGCTGGCTCGCATATAATCCTTATCTGCATCTGCTTGACCTGAACATTCCCAGCCATAGCATCCCTCCCGCTAAACGGGAACATATAACAACAATCAGGTCTAAAATCATATATCATACAACTGTTATCTTTAAGAAAAGGACATCCATCAGGCTTCCCATTCAAAACCACCTTGTCATTTTTAATCGTTAATAGCTTTGCTAAATCCTCATCTGTGTATGAGGTGTTTTCTATTATCCGCTTAATGTCGCTGGGGCTGACCTGTATATTGTCATAGTAACAACACTTACCACACACTCCAGATGGACACTTCAGCATCTCCAGCACCCTCCTGACTGTATAAGGGTCAAACATTAAGGGTAGGGGTGCATCGTGGATTTCAAAAGTGTAATAGTCAAAGACATCCTGCCAGAATTCCTCGTCCTCAACCAGGTCATTCCTGCCCCAGTATTTAGCTAATAGCCTTGCTTCACCCTCGTCTAATGAAATCATCTTTTATCCTTTCTATGGGAAGTGAGGGGGCAGAGTTACCCCTACCCCCTCAGCCACTCTACGCACCCTGCTTAGACTGGACTTTGATGGTCTCGGTAACTGTGTCATCAGCTTCAAAGGTTACGCTTGCAGCCCATTCATGGAATGTCTGCAACAGGTCGCCAGTGATAGCAGTAAATACCCCAGCACCATAAATGGTGTTGGCACCAGGCTTCCAAGTTGCCTTTGACATAGAGATTGTGTCATCGGTCTTGGTAGTTGTTGCCAGTGTTCCCGAAACTGCTTCCCTGGTAATCTCAGAAGCAAATTTGATGGTGTCCACATCCATAGCAGCCATAGTGCCTTTAGATAAGCCTAGATGGCTAAACTTAGATGGGGCATCACCCTTGAGGAACTTACTCGCAGTCTGAAACAGTAATGCAGTCGGAATAGTTCTCTCTGCCATTTCCCTAACCTCCTTCTTTAAGATTTAGTTCGTGGAGCCTCTTAGCCTCTCGCTCCAATCCCCCGATTCTGAGACTCAGGGGCTTCGCTCCAGTTCTAAGATGCTTAGGAATCTTATCTCGTCTGTGTCTCATGCAGTATTCTATTCTCTCTTTTTGGTATTCGTTTCCCCAGTAGTCTTCAGCATCCTCTGAGTTAAAGGCAACAAGCAAGGTGTCCTGACAGCCGCCGCACTTTGGGCATCGCCAAGGGACTTTCTCATCACCAGTTGCTTCAAACGGGATATTGCATTTAGCACAAATACCATTTCTGATTTCGGTATAACCTGTAGCCTTTGACCCACCTCCAGCAATACCTTCTGGCATAAGTTCACCCCTTCCGATACTCAGTATAAGTTCGGGCCCGAGCCAGTCTTCCCAGGTCGGCGCGGTATAGAGCCAGCTTATTATTAGCCCAGGTCTGATAAGAGTTGATGACCCCGGAGATTGAGAGCCGACTCGTCAGCTCCCTGAGGTACCCCTGGGACTGCGCCAGATAAGCATTAGCGTTGCCGAGTTCCCGTGCAGCGAAGGTAGCATAATCGCCCAGAGGGTCTCTGCCAACATATATCTTATTGAAACCTAAAGTCCGACCAGTGGCTAGGTCTTTAATAGCTTGTTCTATCCCGGTGGTTTCGGAAGTCATATTGCCAATGGCTGTGTGTATATCGGTGATTCTGGCAATAGCCTCTTTGACCTCATCTCTGACCTGGTTAATCCAGCCCAGAGCAGCCTTAGCCACAACTCCTGTGACTAGCAGGCTTTCAAGCTGAGTGGGCAGGGTAGATGACACCTCGGTTAGCTGGTGGAGCTTGAGACAAAACAGGTAGATGGTTTGGTCAGCAGTAGGCTTGGTGTCAATGTCAATCGTCAGGGTATCGCCAAATATGGAGACATTCCTGTAATCCGGTGGGTCACTGCCTACTGGAAACTCAACCTTATCCACCTCAAGTAAGTCCTCTATAGTGCTAATATCCAGGTCCCTTGAGGCTTTCGTGGTCTTCGTCTCCTTGACCTCGTATGGCCGGCGCTGCGATATTTCAACCAAGCAGTCAGCTATATGCAGGTCCAGCTCGTCTTCTTGAAAATCCTGCTCGGCGCCATCAACAAATTCATCCCTAAGAGCCTGATGAACCTTCGCTTTTATTGCTGGTAATGGATTCCCCATAGTTCACCTACTTTCTATTGCTGCCACGCCCTGTGCTTCGGGTTGTTTTGCATCCCCCACGTCCTTTGTTTGCTCTGACTCCTCCGCCAGAGCCATCTCTTTTAGGTACTCCTTTTGCCATAATTTACCTCTACTTCCTGGCTTTCTTGCCAGTTGGCTCCCAGCCCTTCTCTATACCACGGAGCAGGTTAATCTGCCGTTGAGCCCCTATCTTCGTTTTGTGCCGGCCCTTGACATCTTTGGTCTCAGTATTGACGACCACCCACTTTTCTCCGCGCTTCTGAATATCGTATGGCATAGTTCACCTCCTACAGTAGCTTCAGGTGGCGCTTGTGTATCTTGCTACCAGCTCTATGTGTTACATTGCATTTAGGGCACAGGTAATCGCCAAAGCCCTGGCCTTCAGCCGGTGGTGTCGCCACCGGCTTCTCTGGCTCTGGCTTATGGAGAACCTCATGCAAGGCTTCAATCTTCTCATCTGGGACATCATTTTCAATGAAGCTATCAGCCTCAGCATCAGAGAAGCCCAGTGAGAGAATCCACTTTCGCCCCTTGTGTTTACTAGGCATAGCCAAACCTCCTTAATTTGGATTGTAGTGCCTCTAATAGGAAGAGGGGGAGGTAAGCTCCCCCTCTATTGTCTCTTTGGCTAACTCAGTCTTCTAGCCTATTGGCAACGCTCAAACTCAATGAAGAATGTAGCTTCACCAGCGTTAGAGCCACCATCATGGTCCAGGGCAATGTAGTCCTCCTCAGCAACGCGGGCGTTCTCATCGTTCACAATGTCGCAGTCGTCCTTAGTAGCTATAGCACTAGCGGCGGCAATAGTGAGGGTCCCGCCAGTCATTGCTGTGGTCTTATTTTTTATCGTGATTATTGAATCACCAGTGCCAATAAGGATATTAACGACACTGCGCACCTTCTTGACCCGGATTGCCCCCATTCCCTTGGGCACATAGATGGGGAAGATTAGTGCATCTGTCTGTAGAAGTGGGCCGACACACAGCACCTCAGTTCCAAAAGGCATTGAGTCGCCAGAAGTCCCTATCCTCTTATCTCCAGAACTCATGAGTTTTACCTCCCATTTTTATTTGCGAGAGGGGGCTGTTAAACCCCCTCTCTAGTTTTCCTAGTTGCCACCAAAGACATACTGCGGACAGTAAGCCTCGCCCCGGAGCACATACTTCGGAACTATGCCAATGCCACCATACCAGTACCAGCCGAGTGACAGCAGCCGGTTGAGGGAGTCAATGTCCTCCTTGATGACCGACTTGCCGAACTTTCCAGTGTTAGAGCCGTAAACGCCCTTCGCACTGTTGGCTCCAATCAGGCAGATAGCAGCGACATTAGCCGACTCATTTACCGCAGTGCCCAAAGGATGGTCATACTTGAGACCGAAGTTGCTGGCGCCGGTGCCGGCACCACGAATGGTCACATCCGTTAAACCGCCAGCAATACTGGTTACCTGCACCTGCTCAACATCCGCTGCTTCCAGCGTGCCTATGGTGATCCAGTCCCCAGCTACAATCGCCGGGGTAGTAATGCTGGTGAGATTTATGCTGGTAACACCTTTAGGCTCCGCAACCGCCAGTGTGGTTGCAGCGCCTGTTACCTTTCCACCACCCAGATAGAGCTTGCCGAATCGGCTTCTAACGAAGCGGATACCGCACAGCCTAATCATCTCACCCTTGTAGAGCGGTTCCGGGTAGTTGTAGCCAATGTTCTTTACTTCGGTCAGCCCTATGAGGCTGGGCTCTAGTGCCGGATGGACAACCGCCACAAAGTCTCCACCAATCGGCTCAATGCCCATACCATGAGCCATAGAAACTAACTGGGAAAGGAAGACGAATGTTGGCAGGTCGTTTGTGGTATCGGTGCCCAGAACCGTCCTGAGCACATTGTTGTTAGGCATAAAGACATTGGTGCCACCTAGCACGCCACGCCTTATAGCCCTCTCAACGGTATCCATCATGTTGTTACCGACCAGTTTAGCTGTTGCCTGTCTCGTCTTGACATGGGACTGGAAGCGAAGCTTTGAAGTCAGCGTTACGCGGCGCCCATACTCGTATGGAGTTACCGTGATTTTGCTGTCAGTCAATGCGGTCGCCTCAATGTCATCCTTTTCAGGCAGTTTAGCCCCAAGGTCATCCGATTCCATAGCCTCATAGGCTACATACTCGAAGTCTTTACCACCCAGCCCTTCTGTAATGACATCCCAGTCAACAAACTGAGACCAGACGGACTTGCTGGCAGCAGCTAGGAGATAGTCAGTCATATACTTAGTTTTTACGGAATCAGTTAATTCCGCAATTCCAGTCTTAGCCATTACCCTTTATCCTCCCGTGTTTATTTTACTTTTGAGGAAATCTCTTGCAATTGCTTTTCGGTTATCTTCCCTGCTTGGAAGTCCTCATTTGCCTTTGCAAGAGTAGCTAGGGCACCAGCTCCACCAGTAGTCTCGAGGGTATCAGGAGTCAATCCTTCTGCACCTTCCGGTTCAAAATCGGGGTGGGCTTCAATAAACGCCGCTCTTTCAGCATCGGTCTCTAACGCCTGATATGCTTGCCGGTCAGCGTCTTCTCCTTCTCCTTTGGTTTTGACGGCAGCGAGTTTCTCAGCGACTTTCTCAAGTGCCTCCGGGTCACTGATACCAAGGTCTTCTAGGTCCTCAGTTTCCAGGCCGTGTTTGGCAGCAATATAGGCGATGTTCACCACGCCTTTGTCCGTAGCAAGTGTCTCAAGGTCAGACTTCAATTGCTCCTCACGGCTGGCTAGGTCTCTTTCCTTGTCGCCAGCTTGTCGCTCCCGCTTCACCACGGCTTGTTCCCGGTTATAGATGCGGAGTTGTTCGGGGTCTCCCCTGGCCTCTGCGAGACGGGACTCATTTACCTCCCTCTCGAGGCTGTCAAGCCTACTATTAGTAGACTCAAGTTCCTTTTTGAAAGTGTCCCTTTCCACTTCCGCTGCCTTCTGTAGCCTCCCAGCCTTGGCAGCAGCGTCGCTCTCGATTTTCGTAATCTGAGCGGCAGTGTAGAGCTTTCCCTTATCCTTGGAAGTAGTCCCACCCTTACCGTCAGAAGACTGTCCGGTCTTGCCCAGAGATGTGTCCTGTCCAGTTGTCATGGTTTCGTCCCTCCTTAAACGAATAAAGCCTACCAGTAAAAGATTTGGCAGGCCCCTAGATGAATTTACCTATGATTATGGCTCATAGGTAGCCACCCGACCCTACTTAAACTTCTCCTTGAACTTCTCTGCCTCTTGCTGTATCTCCCAGGGTGTCTTCTCGGCTTCCTTCTCGCCCCGTTCAGCTATTGGCTTGTATCCAAACTTCAGAACCAGCCAAGCGTCTAGTTCTGGGTGTTTCGCCCTGAAATCGTATCTCGGAGTCCCCGAGGGCAAGCCTTGATATGTTTTGTAAAGTTCAAAGACCACCATGGAAGGCACTTTGCTGAAGTCCCCAGCTTCCTTCCAGCCTTCTTTGCCATTAGTGGCACGATATAAGTCCACCATAGCTACTTCAAATTCTGGGTGTTCCATCAACCACCAGTCATCCTCAAACCAGTAGTCATACTTCCAATCCTCTGGCTTTTTGAGCTTGGGATTGGTATAGTAGTCAGCATAGGTCTCTATAAGGTTATCGGGGAGGCCTTTTATTACAGCCTCTCTCCGCCTCAGCAATGTATGATATTCAGCGTTCTCCTCTCGGAAAGCCTCTTTATCCTCAGTAGCCTCGTATCTCTCGTCCCAATCTTCCCATCCAATCCAAAGCTCTTTATACTTAATATCAGGGACTTTACTGAAGTCCCTCTCTTTTAATTGCTCTAGCTTTACCATCGCATCATAGAAGTCCTTGTGCTCCATCAGGAACCAATCGTCTGCGTAACCCTTCCTTGGCGTTTTATACCACTCAACATAGGTTTCTATTAGGTTTTCTCCTTTACCCCGTGGCATTGCTTTCGTTATTGGGTAGTAATATTTCAATAGCGATTCGGGTATCTCATCTGAATTAAGGAGATTAAATACAAGGGCATAAAGTTCGCTGAAGCTATCCCTATCTACCTTAATTGGCTCACTAAAGTGTCTATAAAGTTCACCAATATGCTTGTTCGTTTTGGCTTCCGTTATAAAGGCATCAAAATATGCTTGGCGTTCAGCATCGCTTAATTGTCGCCAAGCCCATTCTCCCAATTCATGCAGGAGGCAAGGTATTACTTGGTCGGGGAGGTTAGTTTCGGGTGGAATATAAATTATGTTTGTTACTTCATCCCACAATCCCCCATAGATACCAGCCTGCCCTGGGCCTACTGCCCATACTGTATTTTCAACCATAGCCCTTGTAGCAGGGGTCATATTATAATAATCCATTAGAATATTCAGTTGCTCTTGGCTTGGTTGGCTCCCACCTTTCTCATCTTCCTTTGGTATGATGTGGAATATTCTATGCCGTTCAAGGATAGTCCAAGACCGACTCTCAATGTCTATTAGACCTTCTTGTTTATCAAACCCCAAGTTATAGGCATCCCTTCTACGCCTATCGTCAGCATATTCAGAATTAGCCTCAAGGAAAGCAGGGCGGTCATCTGGGTCAAGGGCATCGTATCTATCATCCATCTCTCCCCACTTGACAGAGATTCTCAGGGATTCAATATGGGTATCTATATCCTTCCAATCATAGGCTTCTTTGCCCCACGCTTGAAATTCGGGGTCTTCAAGCCTAATCAGTCTAGCCTCAGCACTACCAGCAGTAAATTCGTTCACCGCGTCAATATACTTGAAGTAAGTCTCAGCAATGACTTCCGGTGGTAGCCAGCAGGATAGATGCTCCAGCGGCACACCAAGTTCGTTGCACCATTGCTTAACCAGGTCGTAGGCTTTTTGAGTCTGTATCCTACCGCCATATCCCCACATAGCTAAACGGGCATCATCTTCTGGATTCAATGCCCGCCATTCATCCCTTTGCCCTTGAGCCGGCTCTTTCCCAATTTCCAGTATCTCTTCAGGAATCAGCCCCTCCCAGTGCTCCAGGACATATAGCTCATAGCGTTCCCGGCTCTCCTCTGCCTCTAAGAAGCCTTTGACAAAGGGAGAATCATCTTTATCAAACCTGCTTTCTCCAACAGCCCGCCTAATCTCACGGAGGTCAGACACAAAGTCCCTGAAGTCATAGACCTGCCCCTCTTCGTCAACTTGCCCCAGCATAGCCAGGTTTTTGTTTATCTCGCCCTTTATGCTGACCCGCTTCGGCAGGGGAATTTTGAAGTATTCATACCACTCGCCCTTCTTTTCGGTTAGCTTATCAATGTACTCCCTGCCGCCTTCAGTCTGGTAGGGTCCCATTAAAACTGCTTTGAGCCATTCTTCAGGTTGCACTTCAAACATCTCTTTACCCCGGACATCCTCAACTCTACCCTTCATGACAGCCTCTATGCCGTCCAGCATCCGGTTAATCTGAGTGCCACCTATCATGTGGTATCTTATAAGCCACTTCCGCAGTTTCCTAAAGTCCTCATACTTGATGGCAACTTGAAAGGCATTCCAGAACTCCATCGCATATTGCACCGGGATAGGCCAGTTCCAAGGATTAGTAGCATCGGTGCCCATCATCAGGTTCGAATAAAACGGGATGAAGGATTGCAATATCCACGGCTTTCTGTTGGTCGTCTTATCAACCACCATATTTATTAACATTATGCAGACGAAGAACTGTATAAAGAACCTAAGTCGCCTTTGGATAGTAGCCTGCCCTTCGGCTGACTTAGCTGATATGGTCTCATAAGCTCCAGCCTTGAATTTGCCGATAAAGTTCATTTCCCTGATATAGTTAAATGCTTGGAAGCAGAAGGTTTGAAAGGGGAACAAAGTGCCCACCGGCTTGGCTCGGAGGACCCCGGGTACATCCTCGTAGTTGTACATTGACTGAGTTTTAGCCCCACCTTTAGAGGCATACTCCAATAAATCTCTGCCAGTATAGCCCAGGCTCTTTCCGTAGTGATAGGCTGCCCGGATAGAAATACCCGTTAGGTTACTCTCCATAGTATTGGTGATGACATTGGCAAGGCTCTCTGCTTTATCAATTATGTTACCTTCCCACTTAAGGTTCTTTTCAACCTGGGCACCAATATCCTGAAAAGCCATCTTACCAGCTCGCCTCGACTTGATAATCCAGCTATAGGCTTCCCTGGCTTCAGCTCTGGCTGATGGCACAAACAGATATTCTAAGCCCCTCATAGTATTTATTGTGCCATATCTGCCAACAGTGAAGGCGATGGATGATGGCTGTATCGTTATATTCCACATCCAGTTCAAGGGGAAAACGGCTCTAGTCAGGTTCCGCCTTATTATATAGGCGAATCTGAGCATTGGCCTCGGGATAAAGCCCTCAGCTCCCTTCTCTAGTGTTGGTTTCACGCCGGCGAAAGCCTCAGATGACCAGTCCTCTATCAATCGAGCACTATTCTCATATCCCATTGAACGCAGAGCTGCAACATGGATTTTGGCATTTTGAATAATGTTGGTATTAAAGATGTCCTTGCCAGCAGTCCTTACATAGTCAAAGAGGAGCTTGTGAACATCCCTCTCCATCTCATAGCCACGCATACCGCCTTCCCTAGCCATAGCCCTGGCATTGAAAGGAGCATCAGGCTTGATATAATCGGGCATTGGTGGCTTTCGGAAGATGTCAGAGGGTGTCTTTTGTCCCCAACCTAATTTGCCCCAGATATTTGTCTCAGCTACCCATACCAGATAATTCTCCCTATATTCTATGGGGTCCTGCCCCCTTTTGACTCTAGCTTGATTCTGCATTCGTAGTAGGTCATCAAGGAAGGCTCTCGTCCACTGGGCAAATTCAACAATGTTGCTTTGTGTCTCTTTGCTATACTTAGAAACCAGCTCCTTGATAGCTGGCTTGTATAAGAGCTGTGATGTCTTAAAGTCAGCCTCGGCAGCACTGATTTGCTGAGTAACATCAAAGGATAGCCGTATCAGCTCTTTATTCCCTGCTAAACCGAACTTCTCAAAAGCCTCTTGGCATAATTGGTGGTAAGTATTAACAAACTTATTTTTAGCCAGGTGCGTCCTCTCAGTCGCCCACAGGATATACTTCTGTGCCATGCCAGTAGCATATCCGCCATCGATGGCTTCCATCAGGGTCATCGTATCCATTGCTCTACCGGAGAGAAACCCCACATCCTTGAAGTTTGGATATTCGGCAAACTCAGTGGTCACATAAAACCCGCTCTTCTTGATGGCGGGAACCAACTTCCCCCCCTTAACTTTTCTGAGAGCAATGCCAAGAGCCACAGCGTCTTCTACAGTTAATCGCTCACCGCCTTTTAGCTTTTTAATTGAATCTTCACAGTAGTGAGCATCATTCTCTAGCTGGGCAATTTCTTTCTGTCCAGCCTTAAACTTCTCTGAGCTAGACTTTTCTAATGAGATTTCCACCCCGAGAGAGTCTATTATTTTATTGATGCCATCCCGCAATTCCTCTAACTCGGCAATATTGGCTCTTACCTCATCGCTTAATGCCTTCAGCTTCATTTCGCTGACATCAGGCATATATCTTATATACTCATCAAAGTCGCCCCTTCTCCAGTAAACCGCGGCAGACATATCTAGTGGGCTTTCTTTGATGGGATAGAAGAGTTCCCTGTTGACTTCTGCCGTGAAGTCTTCCATGCCCTTATATTGGGATGGATGCCTTACTGTTCCTCTAGGCACGGTTTCTTCATCTGTTCGTTCCGCGGTAATGGCTTCAAGCATCCTTTCCCTATTTTCCTCAAGTTTGGCTTCAGCCATCATCTCAGGAGTAATTTTAGCTAGTTCTGCTTCAAGCCTTTTTATCCTGGCCAAAGCCTCATTGGAATTTTCAATAGCATATTTCAGATCCTCACCGCTGGCATAGCCCATTTCTGTAGCTGGGTCTTCAAGCGCATATTCCCACCGGACATGCTTCTTGTCTGGAGTCAAGATATTTGCTAGGGGAGCTTTGCCAGTAAGTTTCTTGTACTGTGCTATAGTCAGATTGGAGACCTCACCCTTATACCAACCGACCTTCTTTATCAAGTTCCTTAATTTAGCTGCTGGTTCAGTGCTAATCCATTCCTTTTGACCAGCCAGTTCGCCTTCCAACTCCATAATCTCTTGAGTAGTGTATTCGGCACCTATAAGCGTTGGCTCAGTAATCTTACCGGTCCTGGCATACATTGCGTGCAAATCACGCACCTCTGCCTCAGACATCTTATCTACAACGCCCCGGAATCCAGCCACATCCTTGAAATATCCTCTGCCCTCAGCAGCCTCAAATAGAGCGTGGGCCAATTCGCCTTTCATCCTAGCTAGAATGGCTGGTGGCACCTTCAATGCGCCAGTCTTTAGAAAAGCCTCAACTTCAGCCAAATCCCTCGCATAGACCCTAACACCCTTGCCAGTAATCCTGAACTTAGCCGCTGGCATCCTAGCAACCGGGACTGTTAGCTCACTAATGGTATAGTCCTTGAGCCTGGCAGCCAGCCGTAAGGCTTCAAGATTCATTGGCACTTCTACCCGGGTTGCTGCTTCGGGGAAGTCCTTTGACATGTGCTCCCAAGCCACCTGCTCGGCGTCAGTTTTAGGTTTTATCTGATTCAGAAGCTCAGCTTGCTTAACCGCCTCAGTAGCCTCGGCTACCACCTTTGCACCTTCTTCTGTGTCAGCTACGCTGTCCAGTGCCTTCAAATCTGCTTGCTCAGGAGTAAAGCCTTGCCTCTCAAAAGCTGCCTTATCTTTATCAAATTGTGCCTTCAGATCTGGTGATAGATTATCTTTCGTCCTATATATAATAGAGCTACAAACATCGCCAGCTACACCCAGCCCCATCCCCATAATTCCGCCAATGGCTATAGCTGCCTTCATTTCATCATCAAGCACTATCTCTTCACCCAGTGCTTGTCTCTGAAATACCTCCTGCACCGCCTCCTCACCAGCCTCAGTTAAGCCAGTAATTACCACCCGGCCCCCAACTCTAGCGGTCGTAACCAATCCCCGAACTATAAGATTGGCTGGGACTTTGAAAGGCATAGGAGCAAAGGCTACCAGAAATTCAGCCCAGTTGGTGGCCCCCAGCATCATGACATTCTTCTTGAATACGCTATCGGCAGCGACTTTGGCTTCTTCCACGGAAAGCCCCTTATCTTGAGCTTCATCAAAGGTTTGCCCTGCTTCTAAGGCAGCCTCCATCGGAGCAGCCATAATACTAGCTCCAAAAGTGGCCAAAATCAGCTTGCCCAGTGTTCCCAGTCCCACAGCAGCAGCAGTGCCTAAACCAGCGTAAACACCTGCTACAGCCGCTGGAAGTAACGAAATAGTAAATGGTAAAGCTCTTAGCACCTGATAGCCGTGCTCGGGTGCTGGTCTAAAAGCATAAAATCTAGGGCTGAATAGAGTATCCCAGTTAGCCTGGGTGGGAATATCATAGGCAAGCGGCTGCAACGCTTGGCCCTGCTTGGTTAGACTCTCTCCAATACCATCTTGCCCGAGCCACCTTGCTGCTCCGCCGGCAGTTACCATTAAGTCGCCGGCGCCGGCAGCAAAGACCTTTGCCCAGTCTGGTATTTCCGCATATTCCGGTGCTCTATATGCCTCAGCATAATACTCAAATAGCTCCGCTTCTGTGTATATTAACCTGCCTTCAGGCGTGATATACATGGGAGTGATAGTCTTGAACAACTCATCAATATACTCCTCTTCCGCTCCCATGAGCCTCAGCAGAGCTTCAGTCTCCTCGGTTCTGCCTACAGTCGCCATTCTCTCCAAGAAGGCTTCCGGCTCTTCAAACGCCCATTCCATAATCTCTGGTATATATCGGCGAGTCATTTCAGGTGTTAATTCAGCAAATGCTTCTGCAAATTCAGGGAAAAGCTCAGGGAAAACGGGGGTAACGGCTTCTTCCCATCTCCCCAACTCTACTTCTCGTTGAGCTTCAAAAGACTCCTTTTCCGCCCTGGTAATCCATTTACCTGCCTCAGTCTCAAAGACATCTAAGCCTACATCCTCCCCTTTAGGGCTTATCAGACTTAAAATAGGCTCCTCTCCATCTTTGCCTGGGGTTACTTTAAGCATCCAATCGGGGTCTATCTCAACGCCGAACTCTCTCGCCTCTCCAGCAGTGAAGAACTGAGGAGCAGTCGGTATTGCCGGTTTCCTGCGCCTTCTAATAGCCTCAGTCAGCTCGGGCATCAAAGCCCTCGTTTCGGCTAATGATGTTCCATAGCGCTGCAATAATTCAGAGATACCATTCATACTGTCTCTTCCTCACCCTCAGTCGGCTTCCGTGTAATCTTGGTCTTTGCCCTGTCCAACAAATTCTGAAGCAATTTTGGTCTTTGCCCAGTCTCAGGCCCTGGAGATGTCATAGCCTCCTGGAATTTCTTAATAACATCGTCCTTGGTCCACTTAATCTTTGCCATTATTCCTTCCTTATCGGTTTTGTGGTACGCTACTTGCTGAGTTAAATGGAATGTTTCTGGCTCTGGTCTCCATAGCCTTTAATCGAGAGTGCAACGCCCTCTCCTCTGTCAGACGAACCCTCTTTACTGTCTTGCCTTGAAAAACAGAAGTAGCAAAGTCAACTATCCTATCCCATATAGAGCCGAGCCAACTACGGCCGCCGGTATGTGGAAGGGAGCCCCTTATCCAGCGTATGCAGCCATCGCAGAAGACGCCCCCATGCCACTTATGCCTGGGATACGACTCCTCTTTACACCTCGTGCATCTATGGTGTGCCATTATTCCTCCTCCTCTGTCTGGCGTCTACCACCAACCCTCGGCCCAGGTCCACTCGGCCCCAGTAATGGCATCAGTTTCTCCATACCAGGTCCCTTAGTCTCTTCCGCCTCTTCTGGGAGTGGTTGTGGCATTTGTTTTCGTTGCCTAATAATTGAGCACCCGCTTTCAGTCAACATCATCGATTGTATTTTTCTCGTATCCGCATCAGAACCCTCAAGGGATTCCGCCTCCTCAGCATATCTAATAGCCATTTCAAATAGCGCGATAGCTGGGTCAGCCTTCCGTGCTCTTTCAATGTCTAGTTCCCTCATTATCCCGTCTGGGTCATCAGCCATTAGAATATCGGTCAGCCTCACTTTTAGTGGTAATTCTCCCCGAGCTGCCTGAAACATTGCCAGATTGACAATTTCCTGCTTCTTGCTTTTGGACATCAACTGGTTCGTTATAGTGTAGGTGCCAGGGTCTCCTAGCTGATCGGCTGAATACTTCCGCTTTCTCCCAGTAACACCTATCAGGGTTTCAGACTTACCCGTAGCCTTCTCACTAATTTTCTTATACTGATCAATCAGCATCCGTCCTGACTGTTGACGAAAGGCAGCCAGACCTTTTAATCTGGATTTAATCAGCTTATTTCGTATCTCTGACTGCTCGGTAATCCACACCGCCGATACTGTCTGGCTCACATTGCCCAGGTCTATATCATTTACACCGCCCATCTGTAGGTCCCTCTGGACATCAGAGCGCCCGGCACGGAAGGCATTGGTTAAGTCTCCCCTGGGAAGAAGCTGATGCCTTTCCCCTGTCTTGACCTTTAGTGTCTCCCCCGTTTTAGGTGGCCGGTCTCCCTTCCCAGCCTCCTCCGCCTCCTGTTCATAAGGGGGGAAAAGCACATCCATACCCAGAGTTTGCTCAATGGACATTTGACGGCTGCGCTCATCATATAAACCCCTGTTCATAAAGAGTAAATCTTCAGCCTCATGCTCCATGTAGCCTTTATCCCTAAGCATAAAGCCGGAAGAGGGAATTATTATCACAAAGGGCGGGTAGCCGAAGGGATTCTTTTGTGTTTTGTGTAGCTTCTCTTCAATCCATATCTCGTTCTTTTCACTATCCCAGAAATCTACTACCTCAGTGTCATCCACCCCTACATCTATTCCATACTGAGCTTTAATTCTTGTCTTACTGCGAAAGGTTCTGGGTGCAACCCAGTTCATGCCATCATTGCCAAACTCAAATGGAGTCCAGCGCATATCCACCGGCAGGCAATCCAGCTTATAGGAGCCATCTTTATCAATCTGGGAGATCCAGCGTGCTCCAATCAGGCTCCTGACACAGACATGGTTGCAGAGCCAGGTAAACAACTCAGCCATGCCCCTGCGAAGTAACTGTTCATCCGCCTGGGCCAGGTTGTCCTCAATGAAGTTCTCGATAACATGCTTTTGCTTATCAGAGAGCTCGCCGTCACTCTCTATAACTGTTTGCCAGGTGGCACCCATGAGGTCGGAGATAATCGCATTGGCATATATAGCCGGCCAGTTCGTGGTTACATTGATGACTTTCTCTATAGGTACCTTCTCAAAGCTCTCAAGTCTGTATTCCTTGAGGTAGACCAGGTCCTTTGTCTTATCCATCCGGTCGTATAACGGCTGGAGTTCCGTAACCCTACTCTTGACTATCTCTAATGTATCCATTTATCACTCCTACAGGTAACTACTGGCTTGACAAGGTTCTCGCTTAACCACCGTCTCCGGCGTGAAGTCGCTCAATAGATACCGCTCACATGCCATGCAATGATACCGCGCTTCGTTAGCTATCTCAGCAGTCGGTTGATTCTCAGCATCGAGCGCCCGGGAAAATGTCCTCTTCTCGTCCAGGTAGTGGGACAAGTCATTGAACACCATGATTTTATTGAGTTGGTGCATAGCGAAGACCTTCTCAATTTGTGGTTCCACATGGCCTATCTTTGGCTTTGCTATCACCCAGCCGTGGGCATTGTAAGCCTGCCTGTTCTCCTCTTCCCCAGGTGAGCCACCAACTCGCTTGACCACAGCGTACCCCTGGGTTATCTTCTTAAATGCCTCGACCCTCTCATGCACCGATACCCCAGAGCCCGGCAGGTATTCATCGAACAGGTAGAATTGGCCAGTCTCAGGGTCCTGAGCATAGAACAGAGCCGCTGGATTGTCGGCCCCGAAGTCATGCCCTACATATATCAGCCAGTTCTTTCGTATCGGGAAGCGGTCTATCAAGCATATCCTCTCATCAAAGCTGGAGTAGATTAACCCTGCCGGCTTCTCGAACCTCGCATCGTATAGCATGGCAAAGCGCCACCAGGGTAGCATCTTTTTGGCTCTCTCGTAGCTCTCCCTGGGATATCCCGGCCGATCTATACTGCGCCAAGTCTCAACATGTATCCCAACAGTGCCAGCCTTTCTCACTATCTCAGTCAGCAACCAGCCCAGATTATACGGCGTGGTAGTCAATAGCTCCTGGCCTGATAACATGTTACACCTCTGAGAAGCCGTCTCATGAGCTAACAAGGCCATCTGACCGGCTTCATCCAGCCAAGCCCCCTTGACCGCAGCACCTTGCATTGAGTCGGGCCGGTCGGCAGAGCCCAGATAGACCTTGCCAAAGTCGGTATAAAGTATCTTATCAACGGCGTGATAGTCCGGGTGATGTCCTACCTGCCTGAAGTATTTCTCAAGCGTTGGCCGGTCCGGGTCTGAGCTCTCCAGGATAATCTTTGAGAGCATATTATAAGTCGGCTCGGCCATAAGCCAAGTGTTGCCAGGGTATGCCTCCATACGGCTATGCAGGAACCAATAGCCGGTCATGGTCTTGCCGCCCCCGGTGCCAGCAATGGCAGCCAGAACAGCACTTTCGAAATCAGTTAATAGGGCAGCTTGGCCAGGTAATAAGGTTATCTCTTTCTCGATTGTCTTTGTTTGAGGAGTTACCATAATGTCACCATATATAAAGTCTCTATATATACAGCTCGCTTTCCTGCCTGTTGGTTCGCACTATAATTATTAGGTAAAGTCGTTATGTTAAACCTAGGCGTGAACAATTCCGACAGTTGTCCGCATTGTTGATAAAAAGGGGGCAACCACTATATATAGTGGTGCTGTTATCCCTTGTCCTCCTCAGCCTCTATATGCTCTATGGCCTGCCCCTCTATATACTGAACTTCCCTCAATTGCCTCGGGCTGACCTTTTGACCATTAGGTAATATAAACATGAAGGTATTGACTATAGTAGTACCAGCGGGGACTCTCTCCTCGTATATATGCTCCATCTTGTTGAGCTCCGCTATAGGCCGCACCGGGTCATGTAGCCTAACCTTTGTTGCTCTCTTCTTATTGGAGTCGCCGGCAAACTCAGTAATAGTGATGCCTTGTATGGCCTGGCTATGCCCGCCCTTAATATCTATCTTCTTAATAGAGCCATCCTCTCCCACCTCTACAAAGTCACTGAGACGCCCCCTGGCTAACTCTGACAGCCGCTCCTTTCTCTCTATGACTGACATGATACCCGCGGTCTCTGCAACCTCGTTCAGTTCCTCTATTTTATCTATTATGTTGCCATATGTTACCAGCCTTGAAGCCGTAAATCGTGCCCTTGACTTCTTATATCCTGCCTCTATAGCAGCGTCAGTCTGGGACATGCCCTTTACTATAGCGAGGGCAAATTTTTCATGTCTATAGTTCTTTAGTGGTATCATACTTCCCCCTATATAATAAGAACCTACCTCTCCTTTCAGTTGTTCCTTAAATCCAGGGTGCTCTTCACATACTCTGGCTCTCCAGCGCTTGGTTATCAACCTAATTTGTTTTTCATCCAGCTTCATCCCCACCCGGCTTCTCTATATATAATCCCTGCCAAACAAGACAGGCCACCGGGGGGTAGTAGTGTCCCCAGCGGCCTGTTCAATAAGAAAGCCCACCTATATACATATATACCGATGGGCTCTATATATAAGAAGCCCGGCCTGTTTCAGCCGAGCCTTAAAAACTCCTCGAGGGCGTCAAGCGCCCTCTATTAAGTCAATACCACAGAAGCTAATGATTTGTCAAGTTCCTCAGTTACTTTACCTTTTGGTAAAGTTTTCTCCACTTCTTCCATGCGCTAAAACTCATCCTCTTTCTTCTCCACCCCTTAACATACATTAAGGCATCCCTTGACTCTTGGCTCAAATCTAAGCCAGCCAATACCTCAGCTCTGAGCAGCTTACCATGCATTCCCGTCCTAGCCAGCCGCGCATTAACTTCTCCCAGTATCCCCGCTGGCTTGGTATAGTAGGCCTCACTCTTATAGCCCGTTCTGATGTTGGGGTCTATATAGCTGGAGCCATCAGGGTTAGGTGGCCAGTCAGCCCTCAGCGTCTCAGAATTTTCGATTATCCATAGAATTTGGAATGG